GGCGATCAAATTCCGGCCAGGCGTCCCGCCTCCGCCGAAGTGGCTGTCGAAGCCGGCCGCCGAGGAGTATCGGCGCGCGGCTGAGGAGCTCGAAGCTGCAGACGGCGCGCTCCAGCAGGTCGACCTCGCCGCTCTGTCGAGCTACGCGCAAGCCTACGCCGACGTCGCGCGACTCACCGAAGTCATCCGCGAGGAGGGCGACGTCGTCGACTCCCCGCAGGGCATGAAGGCCAACCCGCGGCTGCAGTCGCTCGCCATGGCGCACCGCACGCTCGCCACGATGATGCAGCGGCTCGGCTTCTCGCCCGCCGACCGCGCCCGCGTGCCGAAGTCCGGCGCGACCGGGAAAGCCGAGAACACGTTCGCCGCCTACGTTCAATGACCCGCCGCAAGCTTCCAACCAAGGCCAAGCCGCAACTCGACCCTGTCACCGCCTATGCGCGCGGCGTGGCAGACGGGAAGCGCCCGGCTTGCCAGTGGGAGCGGCTTGCGTGCGAGCGGCACTTGCGCGACCTCGACCTCGGCGCGTTCTACTTCGACGCCTCGGCGGCCGCGCAGGCCATTCGCTTCTTCGCGGATCTTCGGCACTACAAGGGCCAGTTTGCCGGGCAGTCGTTCGCGCTCCATCCGTCGCAACAGTTCGCTATCGGCTCGATCTACGGCTGGAAGATGCACAAGGGCGGCCCGCGCCGCTTCCGCTACGCCTACGTCGAGGTGCCGCGCAAGAACGGCAAGACGACCACCTCGGCCGGCGTCGGCATCATGGGCATCCTCGAGGAGCCCGGCGCCGAGGTCTATTCCGTCGCGACCAAGGAGGACCAAGCCAAGATCGGCTGGCGCGATGGCCGCGCGATGATCAAAGGCGCCCCGGGCCTGACCTCCATGCTCACGCTGCGAATTCGCGAGGTTCGCTTCGACGCCCGTGAGTCGATCTGGAAGCCGCTCGGCGCCGACTCGGAAACCCTCGACGGCCTGAATCCGTCGCTCGCACTGATGGACGAGCTCCACGCCTGGCCGCACCGCGACCTCTGGGACGTCATCGACGACGGCATGGGCGCGCGCCGTCAGCCTCTCATCTTCCAAATCACGACCGCGGGCAACAATCGGCACGGCATCTGCATGGAGCAACGCCGCCACGTCTGCTCGATTCTGGAGGGGCGCGTCACCGACGACCACTACTTCGGCGTCATCTACACGATCGACGAGGGCGACGACCCGCACGACCCGGCCTCATGGGCAAAGACCAACCCGCTCCTCGGCATCGCGAAGTCCGTCGAGTTCATGCAGCAGCAGAGCGCCCTCGCGAAGATGCTTCCGGCCAAGCTCAACGCCTTCCTCAACAAGCAGCTCAACGTCTGGACCGAGCAGGATGTCCGCTGGCTCTCGCCGCAGGTCTGGGACGCCTGCGCCGGAGTGGTCGACGAGGCGGCGCTCCGCGGATCGTCCTGCTTCGCTGCGCTCGACATGGCGAGCACGACCGACATCGCCGCGATGGTCCGCTACTTCGACGCCGAGGGCGACGGCCCCGACTCTGTCCTCTGCACGTTCTGGCTCCCCGAGGAGACCATCCGCGAGCGATCCCGCCGCGACCGCGTCCCCTACGATCAATGGGCACAGCAGGGCCTCGTCCGCGTGACGCCCGGCAACGTCGTCGACTATGACCGCGTCCGCGCCGACATCCTCGCGATGCACGAGGCGACGCCAATCCGTGAGTTCGCCTTTGACCCGTGGAACATCACGCAACTCTCGCAGCAGTTGCAGGGCGACGGCCTCACGGTGATTCCATTCCGCCAGGGCTACGCATCCATGAGCCCGGCCGCGAAGGAGCTGGAGAAGCGCCTCCTTGGCCGCTCGTTCAACCACGGCGGCAACCCGATTCTCCGCTGGATGGCGGGCAACACCGCCGTCGAGAACGACCCCGCGGGCAACATCAAGCCGAGCAAGCGCAAGAGCACGGAGCGCATCGACGGCATCGTCGCGCTCACGATGGCGATCGGGCGTAGCATGGTGCAAAGCTCCGGCCCGGCCGCGGCTCCGTCCATGTTCACGCTCGACTGAGCGCGCGCCGCGTCTCAGTCGCAAAGTTCGCAAAAGTAGGCAAAGCGAACGCAAGTAGGTTTTACGCCATCGCGTGCGCGTGCGTGAGGTGTTGGCGTGGCACAGCCGCGCACCGCCCTCGACCTCCTCGCCTCCGACGAACAACGCACCGCCCGTGCGCTCGTCGCCGGCGCGATTGAGCAGCGCTCGGGCCTGAAGTCGCCGGAGGACTGGCTGATTAACTCGCTCGCCGGCTCGCCGACATCGAGCGGCAAGCGCATCTCCGCCGACACGGCGTTCAACGTCATCACCTACTACGCCTGCGTCGACTTGATCTCCAAGCTCGTCGCGTCGCTGCCGGTGCGGCTGATGGAGAAGACCGCCAGCGGCTCCTTCCCAGTCGAGTCGCACAACGCCGCGTGGCTCCTCAAGGACCGCCCGAACAACTGGCAAACGCCGTTCGAGTTCAAGCGCTACCTGATGGCCAGCGTCGCCTCCCGCGGCAACGGCTATTCCCGAGTTTTTCGCGACCGCTACTACGAGCCGACGGAGGTCGTGCCGGTGCATCCCGCCGACCTCCAACCGGAATACGTCAAGAAGCTCCGCTCGGTCATCTATCGCGGGCACGAGGCGGCCGAGGCCGGGCAGGGGTATTTCCTCGCCTCCGACATCCTGCACGTCCGCGCGCTCTCGACGGACGGCGTCTGCGGCCTGTCGCCGCTGCGCGTCATGCGCGAATCGCTCGGCCTGTCGCTGACCTATCAGGAGCACACTGGCGCGACCTTCGCCAACGGCGGCCGGATGCCTGGCTTCATCACGTCCGACACAATCTACACGCAAGCGCAGATCAAAGACTTCCTCGCCGCCTACAAGGACAGCTACGGCGGCGCCGACCGTGCCGGAAAGCCGCGCGTGTTGAACGGCTTCAAGTGGGTTTCCATCGGCATGAACAACGAGGACGCCGAGCTGCTCGCGTCCCGCAAGTTCGAGGTCGAGGAGATCGCCCGCTTCTTCGGCATCCCGCTGCACTTGCTCCAGTCGACCGAGAAGTCGACGACGTGGGGCTCCGGCATCGAGCAACTCAACCGCGGCGTGGTCGACTATATGCTCGCCCCGTGGCTCGTGAATCTTGAGCAGGCGCTCAACTCGACGCTGCTCTCCGAGGACGACCGCCGCAAGCGCGGCATGGGTTTCAAGGTTAATGTCAACGCGCTCCTCCGCGGCGACCCGAAGACGCGCGCCGAGTTCTACAAGGTCATGCGCGAGATCGCCGCGATGGACCCGAACCAGATCCGCGAGCTCGAAGACTTCCCACTCTACCAGGGCGAATGGGCCGACGACCCCCGCGCTCCCTTCAACGGGCAGGGCGGCGGGCAAGCCGATGCCGCATCGCCCCAACCCTCCGACGCCACTCAGCCGGCCAACGCCTGACCACCATGAGCAAACCGGCCGAAATCCAAATCCCGAACGCCGAGCGGCGCTTCCTCACGCAACCCGTTGAGCTCCGCGCCGAGGACGGCAAGCCCGCCGTCGTGCGCGGCTACGCGGCGAAGTTCAACAGCCTCTCCGAAGACCTCGGCGGCTTCGTCGAGATGATCATGCCGGGCGCGTTCGACGACGTGCTCGGCGACGACGTGCGCGCCCTGTTCAACCACGACGCCAACTTCATCCTGGCGCGCAGCCGCGCCGGCAAGGGCACGCTCCGCCTCTTCATCGACGAGACCGGCCTCGGTTACGAGTTCGAGGCCCCGGACACGCAGGCCGGCCGCGACTTGCTCGTCTCGCTCCGCCGCGGCGACGTTGACCAGAGCTCCTTCGCCTTCCGCGTCGCCAAGGACGGGGACAAGTGGGTTGAGGAGAACGGCGTCGTCACGCGCACCATCAAGAAGGTCTCGCGCCTCTACGACGTCTCGCCGGTCACCTATCCGGCCTATGCCGACACCGCCGTCGCCGTGCGCGGCCTCGAGGAATTTCGCAAGGCGCATCAGCCCGCGCCTCCGACTCAGCCACAACCAACACCCATGCGCAGCTACTGGGAGAGCACGCTCGGGCTTCACCGCAAATAACTCCCGCTACCGCTACCAACATGAACCGTCTCAAGGAACTCCAAGAGAAGCGTGGCGCGAAGGCGAAGGAAGCCTCGGCCATCATCAACAAAGCCCGCGACGAAAAGCGCGAGCTCACCGCCGACGAGCAGACGAAGGTCTCCGCCATCCACGGCGAGATCGAGTCTATCGACGCCACCATCCAGACCGAAGTCCGTCAGGTCGCCATTGAGGCGCAGAAGGCCCCCGTCTATTCCGAGCAGGAAAAGCGCGACCTCTCCCGCTTCTCTCTCACGAACCTCGTCGCCCAGCTCTCCGAGCGCGGCGCCGCCGGTCTTGAGGGCATCGAGCTCGAAATGACGCAGGAAGGTCTCCGCGAGGCCCGCGCCTCCGGCATCGCCCCCCGCGGCGTCATGGTCTCCGCCAAGGCCCTGCGCTTCGGCGCCATCGGCCGCGAGGCCCGCGACATGACCGCCACCGGCACCACGTCGACCGCCGGCGACCAGGGCGGCATGGTCGTGCAGACGAACAAGCTCGGCCTCCTCGACCACCTGTTCAACCGCAACGTGCTCGTGCAGGCCGGCGCGACCGTGCTGACGGGCCTCACCGGCAACATCGAGTTGCCCCGCATCGTCGTCGGCACCGAGCCGGCGAAGAAGGCCGAGAACGCGCAGGCGGATGAATACACCGCCACGATGGCCAAACTCGCGCTCCAGCCGCGCCGTCTGCCGACCGTCATCGAGGTCAGCAACCAGCTCCTCAAGCAGGGCAACGTCTCCGTCGATGCCTTCCTGCAGTCGCACCTCGACCGCCTGCTCCGTCAGGTCATGGAGAAGGCCCTCATCCATGGCGGCGGCACGAACGAGCCGACCGGCATCCTTGGCACCTCCGGCATCGGCGCGATCTACGCCGGCGCCGCTGCTGCCGACAACACCAACGCCGACGGCTCCGGCCTCGTGTGGAGCGACATCGTCAACCTCGAAAAGGAGGTTGCGATCGACAACGCCGACCTCGGCTCGCTCGGCTACCTCACGAACGCGACGCAGATCGGCAAGGCCAAGAAGACCGTCCGCGTCTCCTCGACCGACTCGATGTTCATCATCGACGACCGCTTCGGCCGTCAGGTGAACGGCTACAACTACTTCGTCTCGAACAACGTCTCCTCGGCGCTGACGAAGGGCTCCGGCACCGGCCTCTCCGCGTGGATCTTCGGCAACTTCGCCGACCTGGTCATCGCGCAGTGGGGCGGCATCGAGTTCCTCGTCAACCCCTACTCCAAGGACGACTACGGTCTCACCCGCATCAACGCGGCCGTTTACTACGACGGCGGCGTCGTGCGCCCCGTGTCGTTCGCGGCCGGCGACGACTTCACGGCCTGATGCTCTTCGAGCCCTGCGACCTCTTAGCCCGCAGGGCTCTTTAGAGCAGCAACCGCTCCGACTCCATGAAGACGCTCCGCATCAAGTTCACCCGCCCGGCCGTGTGCGCCGGCAAATCCTACTCCGCCGGCGAATCCGCCGAAGTCCCGCCGGAGGACGGCTTCCTCCTCATCGGTCTCGGCAAGGCCGTCCGCGACTTCGCGCAGCCCACGCCCGCCGCCGTTCCGCCCGTCATCGAAACCGCCGAAGCCACCCCCGCGGCCGAGCGCGCCGTCCTCCCGACCGCCAAGAAAAAGCGCTGACCCGCTCCATGGACCCGCTTCACCCTGCCGCAGTCATCACCGCCGGCCCGAGCGTCGAGCCGGTCACGGTCGCGGAGTTGAAGCTCCACTCGCGCATCGACACCGACGCCGAGGACTCGCTGATCGAGGAATGCATCGCCGCCGCCCGCGAAGCCTACGAGAACTACACGTCGCGCGTCCTCGTCACGAGCACGGTCAAGCAGTTCTATGATGCCGTCCCGAGCGGCCGCGAGATCGTGCTCCTCCGCGGTCCCGTCTCCGCCATCTCTGCCGTCAAGTATCTCGACGAGGACGGCGCCGAGCAGACCTTCGCGTCGAGCAACTATGCGACCGCGCTCACGCGCACCCCTGGCCGGATCTGGCTCAAGGACGACGCCGACTGGCCGGACGTTGGCTCGTTCCCGTCCTGCTTCTGGGTCGAGTTCGAGGCTGGCCATGGCGACGCCGCGAGCGATTGCCCGGCCACGGCCCGCGCCGCCGTGCGGATGCTGGCCGCCCACTTCTACGAGAACCGGCTCCCGCTGAACATCGGCAACATCGTCAACGAGCTACCCTTCTCGCTCAAACACCTGCTCGAGCAGGACCGCCTCTTCCTCATCTGAGTCATGCCCATCGCCGCCATCAATCCTTCGCGCATGGATCGCCGCATCACGCTGCGATTCCCGGTGCAGACCCGCGGCGATGCGGGCGGCGTCTCGACGCTCTGGGTCGACGCGGCGACAGTCTGGGCCGAATGGCTCCCGCGCAACAGTCGGGAGTTTTCCGCCGCGCAGTCCCG